ATTTGGTGCAAAGTCGTAACGGTACGCGGTAGGCCGGATTGCATAAAATCGGCGTAGGCCGTGTCATAAAGGATAAGGCTAACCAGGTCAGCGCCGCCGCTGGAAATGTTCGGGGTAAAGGTGGAATCCCCGCGCATCGTAACACTTTGCGCGTTAGCGCTGGCCCCCTCGCTACGTAGGGCGGCGCCGGCTTCTAGCGTAACAGTGCAATTAGTCCACACGCCGCGAAACACGGCGGAGCCGTCTTTGATTCTTAACTTTGTCGAAGTGTCGAGCGTGCAGCCGTGGCCGAATTCACACTCGCCGCCGTAGACGCTGGCGGTTGTCTTTATTGTTATTGCGTCCTCTATTCGCGGACTGATAATTACAGAGCCGCCGGTTTGCGAGTAGTCGCTAATGTTCCCTTGTGTTGTGCTGGTTTCGGATTTTATGTAGGCGCCAAATTGTCCATTGCCGCCCGGCGCCGTGTTTCTAACTTCGACGTCACACAGCTCGGAATCGCTCGCGGAGTTGATTTCAATGTATGTAGTCCCTGAGCTAGCCAGCAATAAAAATGCACAATTTAAGGCCAAGTAGGTGTCGCCGGTGTTAGACTGCACGCCGGCAATTTCGAACCACCCTTCTTCAAAATGAACACGGCCGAGCCGCGTTGCGGCGCCGCTTGCCAAGCCGGATGTAATGGCGTTGCTTCCGGCCGGGACTGATACGTTATCGCCGGCGCCAGGTGGGCCGCCGCTAGGTGTAAAGTTATTCGCGTCGTCCCATTTGCCGGGGTTGCTGGAATCCCAGCCATGCCAGGTGTAGTTAGCCATCGTTTAAATTCCTAAAAGCCCAAAGTTTGTATATTTGTAAACCTGAATCACGTCAACTTGTGCGACTTCCGGGCGAAGGTCGTAATTTTCCGTATCGGCTGCCATGCGATAGATAACGCTTAACACATCCCAACCGCGTTTTTGTGGCACGTAAACCCCGCCGATTCTCTGGCCCGAAAGGTTTTGTGAGCAATCAAAATTAAACGTCATCGTCGCGACGGGTTCCTCACCTTCGGCTGGCTTCGAATAGCTACCGGTGACGCCTTGGAATAAAACTTCGCCGGTGCGGAAAGAGCGAAAGCCGCCCGCGTTTACGGTTCCCGTTACGCTCGACACGGCCTTCACCCAATTCGCGGTAACTCGAGCCGCCGGGAAGTTCCACGTTTCCGAGAATTTCAGCGTGGGCAATAAAACGTCAATCCCATCGACGGACATCTGCTCGCCATCGTTTTTTATATTGATGGCGCCGCCGTAGTTCGTGGGCGTGCGGTCAGAGTCAACAAAGCTGCCCAACAGTTGGCCCGTCTGGACGGTCATGTTACCGCCGCCCGTGTCAAAACTAATCGACTGAAGGCCGTAAACGTTTTCTTTTTTCTGAAAGGCTTTTAAGTCGACGCTTCCTTCCCACTGGCTCGGGCCGGTTTCCGTTACCTCTATATTCTCAAGTTTCATGTTGTAGACACGCGGCCCAACGTGTCTAAAAATTAAATCACGCGCTACGTCTTGTCGGTCGGTTCCCAAAACGACATAGGGAACCTTGATAGCGTGATTTTTGCCGCGCCCGGTTTCGCTTACGCCGATCGTTTGAAATACGTCGTATGCCATTACGTGAAACTCAGCTGCTCTTGTTGCTGAAGGAGGGTAGCGATTCGCTCGTTACTTTTGGCAATCTGCTTTGTATTGGCGGCCGTTTCTTTTTGCGGGGTCATCACTCCAACTTGGCCCAGGCGGCTAACGGCCGCCGCGCTAAACGTTGCCGTCGATGTTCGCCGGGCCGACTCTTTGGCCACGTGTTCCGCGTGCTTCTCCTGCTGTTCTTTTATTAGTTCCGCCCGACGTTTTTGCTCCGTCTCGAGGTCTTTACTGACTTTCTCGCGTCTCTTTTTTTCGTCGGCTTCTTTTTTCTTCTGGTCGGCGATGGCTTTTTTTATCGCTCGCGTGCGGGCTTGTTCGGCTGCCTTTGCGGCGTCGGCTTCGGCCTTTTTTTTGTCGGCTTCGGCCCGGCGGCGGGCATTGTCGGCCTTGTCAATTTCTTCTTGTTCGGCGGCCCGGCGTTCAACTTCGGCTTGCTCCGCCTCTTTACTGGCGGCGGCCGCGCGTTTGCTTTCTTCGCGGTTTTCTTCCGCTTGATTTTTTAACGCGTTTAGCTCGTCTTTGGCTTTCTTGGCTGCCGCGGTGCGCTCGTCAAGCCGTGTTGCCAGGGCGTCGCGGGTGTCATCGTCGACGCCGCCGCCGAAGAATCCCATAAGAGTTTTCATGCCGGGAATTTTGCTTATCAGATTGGCTATGCCTTTAACGAGGCCAACGACAGCATCAACGGCGCCCATGACAACGGTTTTGATGGTGGAAAATATCATTTTCCACATAGAAATACCGGTCTCAAAGTACGCCAAGAGGCCGCGGCCAAATATGTTCTCCATCATGGCGTTATATAGTTTTTGCAGCTCCACCATTGCCGTTTTCCATACGACTTCAGCCGACTTCCAGAGGATTTTCGAGGCGGTCGCGAAATCTCCGGTTGCTATGGCCGCGGAGACTCCGCCGATCGTGGTTTTTGCTATTTCCGCGATAGCTCCGAATTGCGTTTTAAACCAGTCGATTACGGCGTTTCCGGATTCAGTGAAAGCGAGCCAGTAGCCGCCGCCGGCGACGAGGGCGACGCCCAGGGCGGCTATAATCGCAACGACGGCGCCAACTGGTGCGAGGATAGCCCCAAGGACGGCTGATAGTGTCGTTGCCAGGGCCGTCAGGCCCGAAATAGCGGCAGCCAGTGCGGTAACACCAACGCCGGCGACGGCTAGAGCCGAACCGACGCCGATAAGCCCGGCCGCGATAGCCGCAACGGCCGCAACAACACCCGGCGACGCCTCAACAAACAGCTTGAAAAACGTCATCACCTTATTCACTACGGAGATAACTTTTGTGGCTACCGGCAGGATAGCGGCGCCGATTGCGGCGAAGGTGTCGGCGACTCGTGCCTTAAGCCGTTTAACCTGATTGGCAAAACTGGCGCCGGTGCGTTCCGCGTCGCCTTGTGCGGCCGTCGTACCGGCAAGAATGATATTGTATCTGGCCTGCGCTTTCTGCGCTTCGGTGGCGAATTTTGGATCAAGCCCGGCGTTCCATAGCGCCTGGTTCACGGCCGCCTGATTCATGACCACGCCATACTTCTTCAATACTTCGCCGCTGCCCGTTAACGCCGCTTGCAAGTCGCGGAAGACGTCAGCGTCGGATAGGTTGTTGAAACTGGCCAGGTCAACGGCCAACTGGCTAACACCTTTTGACATATCCATCGCCGCGGCCGCGCTCATGCCCATCGGTACTAATAGATCCTGCATTGACGACAGAAAGCCAGCCATCTGTATTTTACTTCTGCCCAGTCGGTCGGCCAGATCGTCAGAAAACACCTTCATACTACCGGCGGCGGCGCCGAACACGGTGTCAAATTTACTCATTGTCTCTTGCATATCCGACGCGGCTTTTATACCGATGCCGAACGGGGCGGCGAGTAGCGGGCCGACGGCGGCCATTTTTTTACCGATGTTGACCATCGACGCGCCGAGCGCTTGTAGCTTCTTCTGGGTGCGTTTTAGCGCTTTGGCGGTTAGGTCTTTAACGCCTAGTTCAATAAACGCGGCTCCCGCTCGAATTGCACCGCCGACGCCCATTACTTAACACCTTCCACGATAGAATCCCGCCAGGTATCTTCAACGCGGCCGCCTTTTAGTTCCTTAACGAACGTCGGTTCCATGAATGGCCGCGGTGCGTAGTTAACGCGGCCGCGGATAACGGCCCGGTGATAGTCGAGGTCTTTATGGTAGGCCGTCGCCAGGCGTACCGGCCGGCCGTGTTTCGTCTGGCCGCGTTTTGCCTCCTGCTTCGTTAGGTCGATATACCGTTTTTTTCGGCGGTTAGCGGTTCCGCCGAACTCAAGAATATTGGGTACTGATTTTCGATGGCCAATTTTGAGCGGGCCAACTACGCCGGAGTCGGTCGACGTATCGTAGAAAAACGGGATATTTTTTAACGTGGCGAATTTGTCGGCCGTGTGAACGCTAGGCGCTTGGCCGGATCTCGACGGCTTGGCGCGTTTTCGTAGCGTCTGGCGGGCCGTACGGCGTATATAGGAAAGCTGACGCGATAGATTGCGGCGTTTCGCTGCGTCAACGGCCGCCATGATTTTTGGCGCATCGAAGAACATGTTTTTAACGTCGACGGTTATGACCATAGCTAGTTTTTGCTAGAAAACGCGGCCTTTAGCAGGTTGATATTAGCGGCGTCAATTGGTATTCCGCCGCGGCCGTGGCGGTTAGGTTTTTCCATGTACGGGTGGAAGTCGTAAAGGTCGAAAGCCGGCGTTTTCGGCCCGCGGTGGATGTTCGCCCAGATGGCGGCCAGTTGTGCGGTATGATTCCACGCGGCGCGCTGCTTGGCCTCGGCCATGATTAGCAACTCGCGGAGCGTGAACGGGTCAGGATTAACGCCGACAATTGCCGCGCTCTCCAAGACTAGTCGCCAGACGTAGGCGCCAAAACTTTCGTTAGTTCGTCTTCCGCCTTCTTCATCTGTTCGTCGATTACGTCGTCTATTGCGTCCGTTTCCAATATATTCATCGCTCGAGCCGCTACCCGTTCGTTCACTTCCTTGTACTTCTTCATCGACGCCATCAGGTAGCGTCCTTTGGGCTCGTCCGTCGCAAGGATAAAATTTACAACTTCATCGATTAGCGCCTCCGTAGCGTGCTGGATGGCTTCGCCGCCCATGGCGCCGCCGAAGTCTTCATCTGTCACGTTTTGGGCGGCGGCCTGTGGTTGGATCGTCGCGAATAATACGTCAACCAGCAAAACCGGATTAACTGCCAGGCTTTGGAGTGCTTCGCCGTCCAATGGGTCAAAATCAACTAGCCCGCGTATTCGCTTAACGGCGGCCGCGGTGAATTCCACGGACCACGCCCGGCCGCGGTTGTCTTGAAATTGTTTCATCTGGTATCGGCTTTCGGCTTCGGTTTTTTGTTGTTTACTGGCGCCGGGGAGTCCTTCAGGACCGCCGCGGCAAGCGTTAGCAGGTCATCTGTAGATATTTGGGCCGTCCGGCCGCGGGCGCTCTTCCATTGTTCCGCGACGCGGCGGGCGATTTCGGCGGCGTTTGACATTGTCTAACCTATCGTTACGTGGTATTGGCTGCCTGGCCGGCTTCTTGTAACCAGGTTGGCTCATAAAGCGTCCCGCTGTAAATGAAGCGGGCGGGGGTGATTGTGCAGGAAAACGTCACGCCATCCTGAAGCGGTTGGCTCTCAGAAAACTCGGTAACGTGGCCGTACATTTCGAGTCCCTGCCAGGTAACGCCGGTGTTATCGATCACGTTATCCGCAACAATCCAGCGGTAAGTAGTGCCGGCCGTAAAACTCGTCATGATGTCATCGAATACCGCGTCGGCTCCGGATGGCGCGGAATCGTCGAAAATCTGGTATTCATACCCAAACGAAATTTCAGCGGTTCGAAGCGTCGGGCTGGACGTCTCCCAGGAACTCGAACGGCTGGCGAATGTTGCGGTGTTACTCCCCATTGATAACTCGACGTCGATAGCTCGAGGAATTAGCACGTAAAGCCGGCCAGACGGGTCGGTCGATGTCTTATCGTAGTAAATTTTGCAATCAGAGCCGACGCGGGAAAGGTTGGCCATTTTAAAAGTCCTTATTTAATGAGTCTGTAGGTCTGTCGGCTGGCGGCCGCGAAAATTTGGTGCTGGTCGTATAGTTCGGCGGCGTAGCGTGGGTCGATCGTTGCGCCCATCCAGCTACCGCCGGCCATTTGTCCCGCTGTGCTTAGGTGCGTTTCGATTTCTTCAATCAATGCGTGATATTGGTCATAGTCCGCGGTGGCGTCTTTTCTCAAAACGACTACGTCCGTTTGATAGTCTCTTTTGCGGGTTCCGCTTCTCGAATTAGGGGCGTTGATTTCATTCACCGGGCCAGGCAGTACGTAAACACGTGGGCCGGAGTCGGCGGCCAATTCCGTCAGCTTCACCGGCGGCCGGTCGACTCGAGTAGCGGTAAAAGCTAGTGAGAGACTGGCCGCGTTAATGCTGGCAAGTACGGCGTCGGCAATTTCTAAAAGTTTGGCCGCCACGTTTTAAATTTTTCGGGTGTGCAATATGTAGTAATTTTCGGAGACGTCGACGGGTGTAAAAATGTCGTTATCGCCGGGAAAATTTAATTCAAACGTCAGGACGTCGGCCCGGTCGTCGGTCCATAAAATAAAATCACCGATCGCGGGGGTTATGGCTCCACTTCCAAAGTCGAGCGCGGCGCGCTCTACCATAAAATCAATGGAGGTGAATAGTAAAACGGCGCCGGTTTCGTCGTTCTGCGTATATTCCTGTTCCGTAATTGTGGCGGCGATTGTCACGGTCGACGCGCCGCCGCCAGTGCCGCGGCGGTAGGTAACGGACTGGGCCGCGCTGGTCAGCAACTCGGCCGCTAGCCAGTCGCTACCGGTTTTCAGTAGGTCGGCCATGTTACGACTGTGAGCTACTCGCCGCGCTGCTGAACTGCTGCATCACAACGGTAACGGTAGTGTCTCCAGCTACAGCCGCCTCGGCGGTGATTCCGAATAACTTTAAGCCGGCCGCGGCGTCGGTCACGTTGTTGGCGCTGTCGTCCCACCATACGGCCTCACCGGCAATAAAGGCGCCGGAGTCTGCGCCGCCGCTGGTGATTTTCGCGACTTTAAAAACGCCATCGACAAGCAGCGAGAGAACGTCACCACTGACGCCGGCTGAATGTGCGACGCCCAGTAGGTCGCCTTGTACGATCACTTCGCCGGCTGCGACGGCTCCGCCTGCGGTGTAGTCTACGGTGGCGGTGTTTCCTCGGATGAGTTCGGCTTGTGCCATGTTTTTTTACTCCTTCGGGGTTTTCTTCGGCCGGCTGCGGCCGCGTTTAGTTTCGGCTTTTGTGGTTGTTTTTCCCGCCGGCGCGCGCGGGGATTCGTCGACTGTTTCAAAGTGCTTGAGACGCAACAATGAACGGCGCGAACCGGCGGGGATTCTATCCTCATCTACAATTTCGCCGGCGCGGTACGGCGTACCGTCGACAACGATATTGGTTAAAACTTTAAAGGTCACGGCGGGCGGTCCTATGCGGTGGATTTGTGCAAGGCGCGGAAGTCTAACGCTTTGGCGCCGACGTCCATCTTGACATCAAAGGCAATTCCCCATTTCCCTTGGGTCAGGGCGGAGGAGCGAACGACGGGCGCCCGGCCGGTTCCTGCCAGGTAGCCAACTTCGACGGTTGGCGAAGTGGCCGAAGCAGCGAACCACGTTGTAGCGCTGCCGGCGTGCGCCGTCCCGCTGGCGGGGTCGGTTACGCCGTTATCCAAGCGGGAATCACTGGCGATTTTCAGGCCGTCGGATTGGATCGGGTTCAAGTTCCCCAATGCAGAGCCGCCGGATTGGATTTCAGAGGAATTGACGATCTGCGCGGCCGTGTGTCGGAGCGCCTGCGGCACGATTAAGTGGGTAGCCGCAATATTGAGATTGGCTGAATTCTCCTGCTGGGTGGCCATGTCCGTCTGCATGGCGGATACCGTCGCCTGAGCAAGTGCCGACGAGGTATTTAGGTTGTTATTTCCGGCGCTGAATAATGCGGCCGACGTCGCGTCTAAATTGCCATTAGCCAGGAGGATAGAATACACGAGGTCAGGCCGTAGGCGGGCCGCTGCTGCGCCCATTTCTTTAGGCAGGGACGCCATCGCGTTTAGATTGTCGTTCGTGATGTCGATTTCATCGACTACGAACTGCGACGCGTAGCGGGCGATAGCGTAGCTTTCTTTGGCGTCGCTGCGGACGATGTGCGCCGCTTCGCTACCGGCAGCCAGTTTCGACAGGCCGGGGCCAACTGCCATTCTTGGGCGCTCATTGGTCAGGAAATTAGGAACGTCCGCGGTGCTAGCCCATTCCGCGGTGGTGTCCGGCGCTTCGGCGTAGGTCTGGAGCAAAACAGCTCCCACGCTATTGGTGAAAATGTCGCTAAGCGTCTGCGTAGAAAACGCGGCTTGGATCATTTCGGCGCGGTCCAGTGGAACGGTTCGGCCGCTGGCGGTTACGATGTGCCGGCAATGGTCGACGGCCGATTGTGTCGAATACTTGTAGCCGGCCTCGAGTGCTTGTTGCGCCTGCTCGGCGTTAACACCACCACGAAGCCAAGTTGGGATTTTTGCGGCGTAGGCCTGTGGGCTGGAGAATACGGCGGAGCTGAAATCGACGCCCGCGCGAATTAACAGCGCGGCTTCGATGTTTTGCACCACGGCGGCGGGGTCGTTTTGCTTAATATGTGCGGCGGGCGCTTTGCTGCGTGTGGAACGGATCAGCTCGAGTTCTGTTTTGTCCGCGGTCCAGTCGTTAGCGATTGCGTGTGCCTCGATCGGCTGGCCGTCGCGGGTTTCGTTCTGATAGGTTGCGTCGGTACTGATAACGCGGCGGATGTCGGCAATACGGGCCGCTTCGCCGGCTGCTGCTGCGCGGATGGAAGCTTTAACCGTTTCGGGCGTCGCGGTTTCTTCGCTGGCGGCTTCGGCGGGTGCTTCTTCTGCCGGCTCGGCCGATTGGGTGGCCTCGTATGCTTTTTTCAGGGTGTCAAGTTGGTCCGCGTCCAGTGCGTCAGCGTCCAATCCAAGGTCAGAAAGCCAGGTATCAAAATTCATAGTTATCAGTTCCTGTGGTTGTGCCGCGGCGATGTCAACGGCGGTGGTTTCGTCGGCTCCGGCGGGGACTATTGAAATTTCTCGAAGTTTGCTCTTTTGAATGAGAATAAACGGGGTAGCGGAAACAATCGTTCGCCCGTTAACAGTGGTCGGGGTGTTCGCCTTGACTCGGCGGGAGTTTTCAGGGGTTGCGCCAATGGAAGCCTGTAATTGCACGCCGTCCGCGGCCAGGTCGATAACGCGGCGGCCGATATCGTTGGTGCGGCTGATGGTTCCGGCCATGAATAGGGCGCCGTCGCGGACTTCAGGCCGGCCGGCGCCGATAACGGACGCTAGGCGGTTGTCGTGGTCGGCTAGGATCGGAATCGAGTCGGCCGCGGTAAGTCCGGCTAGGTCGACGACGACGGCGCCGAACGTCGGAACGGCCATAACGCCGCCGTTATAGGCGTTGATTTGAATCGTCGCGGGCGTGGCGGTGTCGGCGTCGGTAGCGGTGATTTCGAGAGCGGCGCCGAACGTTAGGACGTCAGCCAGGGCGGCAGCGTTCACGCGGGCCGAGTGGCGGCGACGGCGGCGCGCGTCGTTTCTATTCTTCTTCTTGCGCATTTTCGGCGGCTCCTTCTGGTGACAAGTCGGCCGGTTGGCCGTACAGTTTGAGCGCTAGCAACTCGCGGAAAGTATCAACGTCGATGCCCAGTGATTCGGATTGTCGTAGCTGCTCCGTTTCCCAGTCTTTACCGTCCTTTGCATATTCGGCCGGGTAACTTGTGAGCCCGGCCTCGAGTCGCGTCTTTTGTGCGCTCGCCTCCTTAACTGGGTCGATCGGCTCCATACCGGGCCAGTTCCATTGGTGCGGTAGGGCGGCCAGTTCGGGCGGAAAGAAGCCGGGAATTAACGCGGCCTCTTGCGTCCAGGCCGCTAGAATTTTGTCAAGGGCGACGCGTTCAAAGTAGGCCCGCTCAACTCTGATGGACTTAAAGTAGATTTGGTGGTCTAGTTTCCCGCTGGCGAAGTTATAGCCCGCTGAGTTACAAGCCGCGACGTTAAACGGCATATTAAGGCATCGTGAAATTTCGTTAACAATTTCCGCCTTAAAGTTTGCGTAGGTCGTGGAGGGGTGTTCGGCTTTCAGTTGCGTGAGATCCCAGCCCTCGGGCATGGTCAGGATGGCCCGCCGGGCGATCGGTACGCGGTCGAGTTTGTCGATAGCTTCGGGCGCGGCGACTACGCCGGATTGTGTGTGAAGAATGGCGGCCATGTCGGCGGCCGTTTCCGCGGCGGCGATTGTCGCCAGGGTGAAGCGGCGGAGCATGGCGAATAACGGTAGGGCCGCGACGATTTCAGAAACGCCGCGAGTCTGGCCGGGCCGGTCGGGTCGGTACAAGTGGACGACGTCGGCCGCCGGGATAACGTCGGCGGAAAAGTTTACGGTCAGGTCGCCGGGGTGCGTTCTCAGGCGGTGGTAACTAACCGGCCGGCCGTAGTCGTCGAGCGTTACGCCGTCGGCTTCATTTCCTGCCAGGCTGGCGGAGGTGTACGGCCTGCCGAATTGTTCGGCTTCGCTTAGGACTAAATCAAGCGTTATCGGGCTGGCATGTTCGGCGGTGACAAAGTGCGCGAACGCTTCGCCGTCGACGGTTTTTGACTGTTTAGCGGTCCATAATTTATCCGCCAGGCGGACTTCATCGGCCCATTCTTGCCAGCGTAGCTCAATCTGGGCGTTAACGTCGCGGTCAGGCGTTAGACATTGGAGCCGCGGCCCGGTTCCGATCGTGTCGTTAGTGAGTGTTAGAACAATTCCGCGGGCGTAGGTATTGTTGGCGACTTCATAGCGGGCGCGCTCGCGTACCGTTTTTCGGACGGTCGAAGAATGCGCTTGATTTGCGCTGAGTTCGTCGGTCCACTTCCAGTGGTTGCTATTCTCGTCCGTCGTTTGTGCCGCATCGAATGAGGCGCGGACGGGCGCGGGGCGGGCCGGCTGGCGGGTTTTTGAGAAAGGCCAGATCAATTGACGGCGTCCCCCGGTTTGAAACGGTTAAAAACCAGGCCCATAGTATCGGCCCCAACGGCGGTATCCGCGTCTAACTTCCGCTTAACGGTTAACATTTGCTCAGGGTCGCGGTTGGTGGCCGATCGGCCGCCGGCGCTCGCTGCTTCTGGTTCACGCGTCACCGTTTCAACTTCAGTGCGGGTAATGTCGGCCATTTGGGGTATTCCTGGGGTTTTCCTGGGGTTTTCCTGGGGTTTTCGTGGGGTTTTCCTGGGGTTTTCGGTGTTTTATGGGTTTTTGGGGGGTGGATTCCTAAGAATACCGCCGCGGGAGAGGCGGGCGGCCGGGGAAATAGAAAGCGGCGGCCAGGCGGTGGTATATATGCCGTCAATGTGAGCCGGGCCGCCGGCCGCGTAGAATTCAGGGCTCAGGGGGGGGGTAAACGAGCCAAACGCGGGGAAATATGGCTTATAGAGGGCCGGAAAACGGGCCAGTTTCAGATTTCGTCACTTTTGGAGGCGCTTTCAGATTTCGTCACTTTTGGAGGCGCTTTCAGATTCCGTCACTTTTGGAGGCGCTTTCAGATTCCGTCACTTTTGAGGACGGTTCCAGATTTCGTCACTTTTGGAGGCGCTTTCAGATTCCGTCACTTTTGGAGGCGCTTTCAGATTTCGTCACTTTTGGAGGCGGGTGGTGGCCGACGCGTTCCCGCCAGGGTTTCCCGCGTCGCGAAGCGGTGCGCACAGTCCGCGCAT